GCAACACTTATGGTGGGGATTACGGTCCGAAGACGCGGTTGCCCAACTACCTATCCAGGTAACGTGACAACCACCTAAAGAAAATCTTTAGACAGCTTCTGAACCACAATGCCCTCCAAGTCAATCAACTGATCACTAATGACAACTTGCCTGAAAAGATCATACACGTCTTCGGCAGTCAAGAAATACCTTTCGATGCAAAAAGCATTGAAGTCATAATCAGACAATACCTCGGAGACCTTAATCTTCGACGTAATGTTCCTCAAAGTAACTCCAGCGGCTTTAGCATTCCAAGATACCTCAACATCATAGTTCCCCTTTAGATTCTTGGCAACGGAAAGAGGAAACTCATGTTTGAACCTTTCAAGAAAGATGTCACGAATGGTCGGCAAATAACGGAACTCATAAGCGTAACCCACAGACTTGCAAGCCATGTACAGATTATCTGAAACAGCCATGTTTTTATTAGCACGCATGTTGAACCGCCCGATAGCCTTTCCCAAAATGGGGACCGTGAGGTGCTTACTATCGTTGTGCGGAACAAAAAAGCGACTAAGAAAAGTGGCTGTCCAAAGGTTATTGTGCCTTACTACCTTGGCTTCCATCTGAGCTTCACTCGCAATGGAAGTGTAAATTTTCTGGCAGTAACGTACAGTACCTTTGACCTTGGCCAGCATGTCGTCACCTAAGAGTATGGCGTCACACTGCTTCATTTTTGTTCTTGTAAGAAATGAATACAATATACATGCATTCCAAAAAGTGTTACGGAATGTTGTGTCCGTAGCACCAGTTGGCAATTGAAACTTGAGATTCGCTTTGATACCATGCTTAGGATTGCGAACCGAAAAGCTGTTAGACTTCAAATGAAGCCTAACAAACCATTCAGGGCAACCCAAAACACGCATTAGAGACGATTCAAGTAGCTGCACGTCACTGCATTGAAACTTGTCATTACAAGAGAAGTCAGCTTCCACCCAATATTCATCTTTTGCTCCTGTAGTATCAATGTAACTAACATATTGACTAGGAACTTTTCGGTATGCACAATGAAACTTGTAAGGCCCCTGCATATTCTCAAAGCAATGATCTAAACGACGCATGAGCTCGCTAAAAACGGGCCCAGAAACAGCGTTATAAACACCAG